TAAAGTTTCTTTTTAAAATACTCAACGTCCTTAAGTTCGCCAAGGTTCTGTCCACCTGGAAGAGTAGAAATTTCTGTTCCTCTACCACCTTCACGACGAGGAAGCCAGAAATCTTCAAGCATACTCATATGCTTTTTGTCGTCACGAATTTCTCCAGTAGCAGAATCGTAAACAAGTTTGTTGCGGTATCTTGCCATAACATCACGTAGGTATTGTTCCGCCTTTACTTTGGGAAGATTGCCTACGTCAATGTAAAAAATTCTACGTTCTGGAGCACGGGATAATCTATAGATAACTAAAGAATCTTCAATCATTCTAAGTTGATTGAGAGACTTTACTGCTTTATGTAAGAAACTAATAGTAATTCTTTTGTTAGTATCTTTAAGACCAGAATCAGCACTTGCTATAGAATCAGCAGAAATTTTTATTCCTTGTGTTGTTCCAAAATCTATAGCTGAACTTGTGTTTGGAGTTCTAGCAGCAAATCCTTGTGGATTATAAATGTAGTAATCAATATACTCACCCCAATCAAATTGTAAAGCACTGCCCTTTTCTACTAACTTAGTATCAGTGCTTTTCTCTATTTTATGTCTAACTTTTTTGAGTTTGATAGGATCAATATATCTTAATTCTAAAATTCCTTTCTTAGGATTATCTAAATCTACTACTTTATGATAATAAGTTCTACCATCAATGTACCAATTACGGATCATTTCATGGGAATGTTTATCAAATTGTAACATTCTTAATATGTTATTAAATTCCTTTCTAATTTTTGCTTTAATAACATCACTGATATCTAAATTAGAAAGTTCAATTTCTACTGGAGAATCATCTGCATCAGAAACGACAAACTCATTCACAATTTCGTCAATGGCAGAATCACACTCTGGGTGTAAAGCCATGCTACGATATCGTTGAATGAGTTCGTATTCGCTTCTTAGTCCATCTCCACCACCAACATCAACATAAGTACCAAAATATCCGCCAGCTACGACGGATACTCCTTCATCTTCATTGGGGGGAATTGGAGATTGACCTACCGACTCCCCCTTTTTGTTGATTTTGAATCCAAATAATTCGCTCATAGTAAATGTAATTGACCTTAGATACTATATTTATCTAGTATCTATTACTTGGTAATTTTCCTTACGTCAGCAATGCCGCTAGAAGCTGCTCCAGTTAGTGAAGTAGTTCTTGGAGTATCAACGGTCCAGTATGAATACTGGAATTCAACCGAGAATTCTTCAATCTGATCATTGCTATCATAAGCAAGATCAATAGATGATACACTTGCTGGGAAGGCATACATTAGAGTATACTCTCTAAGAATACCGCCGTTTTCTACATCATTCTTCTCTAACTGCTTAACTCTAATCTCGGCCATGTAGCCTTCAGATTGATTAGTTTTAAACAATGGAGCGTTGTTACCATTATGTGTGTTGATATTCTCCATCCACTTTTCAAAATATGAACGTGCTTTGAATTCTTTGTCATTAAAGAATGTAGCAGTCCAAGTATCAAATGTACGATCACCAGCAATTTTTACTGATCTTCCACGGAATGGAACTTCAATAACACCAACTGTTGAGTTTGGTAGGGCAGCAGACTTACAAAGTAAGTCAATTAGATCTTTATCTCCACCAGTTGCTCCATCAGTTGCTGGCCATAGAATATCTACGACAAACATGTTAGGCTTAACGCCTTGACCAACTGTTGCTAAAAATTCGGAAATTTTGGTAGCCATTTTAGTTTACCTCGTTGTTTTTACTTAATTAATTGATTAGCCAGCAGTACCAATTACTTCGGCAAACGAAACTCCAGTCTTTGTAGCAGTAAGAGTTACTGTTACATAGTTGATAGTACGTGATGGTTTCACGAATACTTCAGCAACAAATTCATTTCTATCGATTACATCTGGCGTATTATTTGATTCGTCACATACAACAAGGTAATCGGTTACACCTCTTCTTGCTTGAACCTCACTTAAGTAAGAGTTCAAAGCACCAGCAAAACCAGCTCTTGTTGTGGCATCATTCTGTTCAAAAATTACGCTGTTAGCAAGCGACTCCGCTCTCTTACGTAGGTTGATGAATAAACGACGAACGTTAATTCTGTCAAAAGCAGATGGAGCAGCAAGAGCTGTTTTGTCTCCAAATAAAGTTACTCCAGAACCAGGGAAAGAAGTGATAGGATTAATTCTTGCTTGATAGAGTTCATCTCTATCTGCTTTTCCTGGGTTGTATGCTAGTTTCACAGCATTTCTTAGTGAACCTCTTGTTAATCCAGCAGGAGAGAACCAGTCGTCTAAGTTAGCTGAAGTTGCTACACATAGTCCAGCAACATCTCCATTACATGGAACATAACGATACTTGTCACTAAAACGATCATAAAGATACTTATATCCACTATCGAATATAGCGTATGATGTTGATTGTAGTCCAGAGAAGAAATTAATTGTATTTAACTTTTGTTCAGAAGAACTTAGAACTCCACCACCAGATCCAATTTGATTTCCTTTGTGTGGAGAAACAAATGCTAAGGCATCTTGTCTTCCAGAAGCAATAGCAACTACTTTAGCTGCTTTTGCTTTTGTACCTTCTTCAGCAGGCATTGATCCACCCATTAGGACAAAATCTACCTGTTGATCTTCTGTGCTTGAGAATAAATCATAAGCATCAATAATTTCTCCAGTAGTGTAATCATAATCATCAGTACCACCAGAAAGAGAAACATATCCTTCTCCAACAGCAACAAGCTTAATTGGTCCTGTTACATCATCAGAATCTTGTGCCCAATTTTCCCCAGCACCAGCAGTTGATGGATCAGAATAGAATCCAGCACTTGGAGTTGCTCCAGTGTAAATAAAACGAGATTGCTCATTTACAATAGTCTTGTAGAACTTGTTATCTCCTTCAGCACCTTTTCCATCACTTAATTTGGAGAGATAGGTTAATCTTTCTAGAACAGTTCCAGCATTTCCAGATACTTTTCCGTCTACATCTACTACAGCAATGTGTAGTTCGTCATACTTAATACCAAGACCTTGAGCATATTGTGAAGTTCCTGGTCTAGGACCGATAGCAGAAAGTGTTAATCCAGTTGTTCCGATTTGATATGAAGTGTACCAATCTCTTACAGATGTGATTGCTACGTCTGGATCTACAGTAGCAACAGTAACTACAATGTTTGATCCTCCTCCAATGTTAGCACTTGCTAACGTGATTTGATCTCCAACTTCGTAACCATCTCCAGAAGCAGTTTTTGTTACGGTTACAGCACCACCAAAAGTGACGATTCCACCAGCATCAATTGTGATGTCAATGTCATCAGTACCGTTAACGCCACCAACAAGTCCACCAAGAATAGTTAGAGTATTTCCAACTTCATAATCTTGTCCTCCATCATCTAAAATTACACTGGTTAAAATTCCACCAGCATCTCTTTCTACAATAAAAGCAGCACCAGTTCCATCTCCACCGCTAGCAGAAACTACAGCAGGACCAAATGCTCCACCAACAGTAGTTCCTACAAAAGAAAATCCAGCAGCATCAATTTCTCCATTAGTTGCTGAAGCAACAACTACTTGGAAAGCTGCTCCATTAGTATGGGCAGTTGGGGTATAAGTACCAGGAGTTCTGGCTGATTCAGTAACGGCATTAGTTGTAAACGTCGCTACTTCGTTACCATCTTCAAGTGTAGCGGTAGTTGTAAGTAATACAGTTGGATCATCTAAAACAACAGCAAGTTCTCTTGTCGTTGAATTATATGAATAGACCACTGCTTCTTTGCTTAGTCCACCTACATTAAATGAAATAGCATCTCCTTCTCCTGGAGTTGTATCTGGGGCTGACGCTAAAGTAACAACTTGATCAGCTCCTCTATCAGCAACCACAACCGCTAGGGAGTTGCCCCAGGTTCCAGCACTACGAGCAACAAATGTTTGGCTGCTTCCAGTTCCGCCTTGGAAATCCAAATCATTTTTAACTAAAACACCCGAACTAGATCCAGCGTTAGTAACGTTTGTGGAAGCACGAACAATTGCCAATCTTCCACCATACTGTAAAAATTCCGAAGCAACAAACCAATCTTCAGCATTACCATCTGTTGGTTTTCCAAATACATCAACAAGTTCTTTTTGTGAGTTAATTCCTACTACTTCTTCGATTGGTCCTTTTCTGAACGAAGAAGCGAGTGCCGCGGTAATCTGTTGTACACCTGTTACAACAGAGCTAGTAAGGTCACGCTCCTTTACTATAATACCAGGCGAGACTTGACTTGTCATTTTATTCTCCTCTCGGTTGAATCCATTTAAAATCTAAAATTATTTATAGAAATCAGTAATTCCACATGTATGCCATATCTTCTTGTGTGTCTCCATACCAAACAGTTCCATCACTTACAAAACCGTCATCTCCTTCTAATCCTGTAGAAATGAATCCAAATGGAGACATATCTTGTTCTATCTGATTTTTCTGTTCTTCGTAAATTCTTTGGCGTACATCATTATCTGTCATCTCTTTAAAATAATCTTGTACTGCTAACCAACCAAATATCACAAGACACATAACAAGGTCATCATGATATCCCTCGTCAGCTTCAAAGGATTGCTTTTTCTGAATAAATGTGGTAAGCTCAGATATGATTTCATAATCTCTAAACATTAACTTGTCGTCTTCAATCAACTGTTTTATGTTTTGACATCCAACTTTTTTTACAGTAACTGACATCTTAATTCCAAGTTGAGTCTTGTTTCCAGAGAAACCTTGCCCAACAATCTGACCAGCTCTACCTCTCATGGAGCACATCAGTACGTTTGGATATTCAAGATCATAATTAAGAATAGATGCTACCTGATCACCAACATCATTTACTTCACATAAAACATAAGCATTGTTATATGCTCTTGCCACGTCGTTTATAATATTTGGAAACAACATTGGCTTAATCTCGTTGTTTCTATATTTGGCAACTATTTTATATGGAACAGTTGTGATATCAAAAACAATGAAGGCAGAATAATCTCCACCTATTCCTCTACTTACGTCAGCCGTAATAATGTATTCTGATTTTTCATTTGGTTTTTCGTAAACATCTAAACCTTTATTTGAACTAATTGGTGTATCAAATACAAGTGATCTAAGTTTAGATGCTGAGATAAGAGTATCAACCGATCCTAAGAATTCACACTCAAACTCCTGAGTAAACTGACGTTCAGAAGTATTCTTAATTGTTTCTTCTTTCCATTTAGCATCACGACCAGGAACTTCTGACCAATGAACTTCCGACCAGATATAATTGTTTCGTTTATTTTGAGCATCTACCCACAACTTATAGAAGTGGTTCATACCATATGGGGTAGAAATAATAATAACCTTTGTTTTTTGACCAGATGAAATGGTAGGATATACCGACGAGAAAAAGTCATCAGCAATATGATTTGGAACGAAAGCAAATTCGTCCAAGAAAATAATGTTAAATGACATTCCTCGTACAGCAGATGCTGACGTAGAAGCAGCAAGAATCTTAGAACCATTTTCTAGTTCCATTGATCCTTTGTTCCAAGCAATAACACCTTGCTGTAACCACTTAGGAAGATTTTCGTATGCTGTTTGTAATCTTCCCAATAGGTCTCTAGCTGTTGATGCTTTGTTTGCTAAGATACCAATATTTGATTGGTCATTAAATAAAGCATAATGAAGAAGATAAGAAACTACTGTTGTAGATTTACCAGTCTGTCGTGGTAGCTTGGCAATGTTGAATCTACTTTCGTGAAATTTACGAACTAGTTCCTTTTGAAAATCATACATTTCAAAAGGAACAAGACCTTCATCAACGGATACAATTTTTACATAATTAATAGCAAAATATACTGGATCATTTTTACATTTTACATACTCTTGAATTTCTTCTTTAGTCCAGTTATGGGGAACGTTTGCTTTTTTAAGCAGCGGATTCCCCAAATAAATTTGATCATTACTCATTATAATTTTTCAATTCTTTATTATAATTATGTAGGGTCTCCATTCTCTCTTCCCAACCCTTGCCATCAGTTGTTCCTTTAACTGG